GATAGTGTATCGAAAAACTATAGGCATATTTTCATTAGTAGAATCCTGCATGAGCTGGACCGAAGCACACATATTCGTCGCCTTTGTGAAAAGGTTGATGTATTTCAGACTGAAATTAGCTCCAGTCCGGTTGACCGACTCTGGAAGTTCGATGGTGGTCATCTGATCCGCAAATTCACCCTGGCAACTCAAGGTCAGTGAAGTACCATCACGGATGATCTGCATCTCCTGAGCCAGGTTACCCATGTCGCGTGCGATTCTCTGAAAGTCGACCGAGGGCAAGGTGGTCACGACATTCATGTTGATATCGGGCAACCCAAGGATGTCCTCGTTGATGTCGAGGAGTTTGAGCTTGAAGCTCGTCGCCGACTTTTTGATAGGGTTCTCAATCAGCAAGTCGATATAGTCCCGATTCTCCATGCGCATTACTAGGGTGTCGGACCCCGAGATGGACTTGAGCAACTTGTACATGTTTCCCATATTGAGTCCTGCGGCCATGTCCACGGGACACTGGTACTCCTCAAAGTTCTCGGACCCGAGAGTCATGTGCACCAAGGTGACTCGTGCAGTGTCCAGGGTCAGGATGTGGACCCCAGCGGCCGTGAAGTACACATTTACATCATTGATTATGTCCTTGAGAACCTCGAAGACCGCCTTTATGGCCGAAGCCTGGATGGTTTTTAGGTACATTAATCTTAAGATGTTCTGAATCTCTAAGTTCTGGATTTTTGCATCGCCTCGGTCACGTTCATCGCAATTTTCTCCTCAAGTTCAGGGGTCATCACCGGCTGAAGGGACTCGCCATACTTTTCGAGATCGAATAGGCAGGCGTTCTCTGTACCATCCAAGTTGGAACACAAATTGCCTGTACCATCCCACGAGTCGAAATCGTTCGGAATCATGGACACCAGCCAGTTCTTGACCTCCTGACCGACGAGCATCTGACCTTCGTTCGTTACGAGGGTAGGGACCCGGGTGATCTTCTTTGAAGGGACGCCGTTCGTATTGACGTTATGGAATCGGACAATCTCGATGAGAGCCGGTTGGCTCTTGATGAAAGTCATAATCTCGAGCGACCATTTGCACTTGTCGGAGTAGACCAGTAGGGCCATTAATTTTGAGGCAGTTTTTTTCGTCCGTCCCGAAGCGCGCCGACCAACTTTTTTCATCCGCTAAAGTAATATGAAGGACCTGATTACAGTAGTCCTTCTGCTCGTGATTGCATTCCTCGTCTGGAACGGCCGTCAGACGGCGGCCTACGCACAGGAACCTGCAGCTCAGACGGGCGATCGCGTGTCTCCTGACGTGACCCAGGTCATCATCGATGCGATCATAGCGACCAAAGACGACTATCGCCCTCTTGAGACTTTGTTCATCAACCATCAGGGGGATGGTGTGTATAATTCGCGCTTCATGTTCCTGAACACCAAGAATTACTATGGTGAACAAATTGACGTACAGGCCCGGGTGAACCAGAACGGCTCGGTTGATATCCTGAATCAGACACCAACCGCCCAGGTGGATTACTCAAAGGCGTACAAGCCGGATCGGTACGAGTCGTGGGAGACGGTCCAAAACGCTCTGGACTCGCAGCTCAAGGATGCTCTGAGCAAGCCGGTGATGGTGCCGCCGCTCGAGTCATATCAGCGTTAGAAAAATAACAAAACAGACTAGAGATGGCGTCACCCCTGACCGCCAAAGAGATGGCCGCCTTGGAAAAGGCTCGCCAGAATGTCAAGAAGGAGACGTACAAAGCCATCCTTGAGCAATTTTCTCGCAAAATTCGCACGTCGCACGAACTAGGGCAAAAGGAAGCCAACCTGACCGTCCCCCCGTTCGTCGTGGGATTTCCAAGGTACGACCTCCCCAAAGCGGTCAAGTACCTCTGTCGCCAGCTTCATAAACTCGGGTACTCTGTGGTCATGATCGGCCCGGTCAGTTTCAAGGTTCGTTGGGACAAACACAAGACCCAAGCCGTTGCCGAGCCCGAGGCGGAAGACACTCCATTTGATCTCCTTCCGGGACTCGTTAATATGCAGAAAATGGCCCAAAAAATAAGAGTGACCAAAGGCAAATGATCAGCCCGAGGAACCTTATTCAGACTCGCTACAAGTCCCTTCTCGAGAATCGCCTGATTCCAGTCGTGATCAGCACTGGCCCGGCCGGTACCGGTAAGAGCCTTCTGGCGTGCAACTCGGCGGCACTGGCCCTCAAGGCGGGCCATGTGAACCGGATCATTCTGACCCGCCCGGCCGTCTCAGTGGATGAGCAGCACGGTTTCCTACCTGGAACCCTCGAGGCCAAGATGGATCCGTGGGTACGACCGTTGACGGACGCTCTAAGCCGCCATTTCCGCCCGAATCATATCCGGACGATGATGGAGGACCGCCAGATTGAGGTGTGCCCACTGGCCTACATGCGCGGCCGAACGTTCGACGCATCTTGGATCATCGCAGACGAGATGCAAAACTCGACGCCGAGCCAGATGCAGATGGTCCTTACTCGGATCGGCGAAGGATCCAAGATGGTCATAACGGGCGACCCTCGTCAGCACGACCGGGGGTTCGAGGATAATGGACTCACCGACTTTGTGAATCGGCTCCAGCCCTCCGACCAAATCCAGCACATCATCTTCACAGACGCAGAGATCGAGCGCCACCCGGTCATTAAAGAGATTCTAGGATGGTACAAGTAATGGACCTGTCCATCCAGTTGACCTGCCCGTGCCGACCCGGATTTACATACAAAAATCTGGCGACCCACAAAAGGTCGAAGCTTCATCAGACGTGGGAGGCCAATCAAGTTCATAAACACGACAAGGTTAGGTCAAAGGAATTTGAAAATGAAATTGAGAGGCTCAAGCGCCGACTGACTCACAAAGAGGCCGTCGAGGTTGAACTTTTGAATAGAATTCACGGACTTGAAAAAGACGTGGTATATTGGAAGGGTGTGAGTGACGTTCTGTATGTAAACTAATGCGCCGGTGCAGCCTTTAATAATTCTATCAAGGTAATAGAACCGAATGGACCTTCTGAACGAGTCTGAGCGGCGCTTTACCAAGAAGCTTTGTGATGCGATGATCCCAGTCATGATTGAAGCTTTCTGGGAGATTTGGCTCGAGGCCAAGAAGGAGGTCACGGATAAAAAGTCGAAGAACACGACCTTGGTTTTCCAGGAGCTTCTTCGGGCCATCAAAACTTGGAACTCTTCAATTTCCCTCAAGAATACAGAGGCCATCATCAAGAACCAACCTCTTTTCCCGAACCTCATGGCGGCCGTGTTTGTCATACACGTCAAGATCCTGAGTTCTATTCGGACAGATAGAAAGTCAAAGAAGATTTGCATCAAGCTGCCCGCGAATGACGTGTTCGTCCAACGGTGCTACGAGTCGTGCGCCAAGGACCTGTATGAGCGGCCTCACATAATTACCGAGAACAACTCGGAGGAGGTTCGTAACGACGACCTTAAGATTAGATTTTCAAAGAAAATTGCGGAGGTTATTGAGGATCTCGTTCCGACGGCAGAGATCCTCCAGACGTACCTGCCGTTGCCGGCGGCGGGTGAGGACCTCAACCTTGACCACGAAGACGAGGACCCCGAGGCGGAGGAGGACGAGGTGCCGGACGTCATGAACGAGGACCCTACAGACCCCATGAACGTTGATGGATCCAATATGGAGTTTGGCAAGACGCCAGGGGGCGTCGATAACACCGTCACGGTGAATAACAGCGGGACGCCACCGAACGTCCCAGGAGGCACTCCGGTGGGCGAGCCGGCGGTCTCAAATATGGAGCAGAACCTGTTTGATGACGCGGCCGAGACGAGGGGAGTGCCTGTCGGTCCGCAGCGCATCGAGAAATTAGGCTAAAAAATTGCTCAGCAACTAATAGAATGGATCAGTACCTCCGCGAACCCGCAGGTGCCGCTGTAATCGCAGGCGCCGCCACAATGGCCTACGTGTATGGCCGGGCCAAAATGAACAACGAGGGCCCCCTCAAGAACTCCGAGATGATGAAGCCGGCGTTCCTCGTGGCCCTCCTGGTTTACTTTATCGTTTCGCGTGGATCGGAGACTCACGAGACCATGACGAAGGAACCATATTAGTTAAGGAGATCATTCCTAAAAATACTACATGACTACCGTTCAAGCCTTCAATGAGATGATGGGCCAGTTCCTCGACGAACTCGTATCAACGTTCCCCGAGGAAGAGGCATTCAAGACGGCGCAGGCCGCCCCCCGCACGCGCGCCACCTTTGATGATTTCATGAAGAAAATTGGCCCTCACGCATCCCATCTCATGGCCAAGTCTCCGGACTTTTTTAGCGAGCAAAATGAGTTCGTCAAGGGTCTGAACCTACATGTGGTATGGGGTAGTCCGGATGCGACTTCCGCGACTAAGGATGCCATCTGGCAGTACATTCAGACCATGTACATTCTGGGCAACACCATCAGTATGTTCCCCCCGGAGACCCTCAGCATGATCGAGGCGGCTGCTGAGAACTGCGCCAAGAACATGAAGACGAATGGTTCCGGTCAGATGGACGAGAAGGCGATGATGGCCGGTATGAACAACATGCTCTCTCAGATGATGGGCGGTGCAGGCGGCGGTGGGCTCGCGGCCCTACTCGGCGGCGGTCTCCAGCAGCAGCAGGCACCCCGGCCCAAGGCCAAGTCCAAGGGCCGAAAGAAGTAATTTCTCAGACTATTACAGAATGGACCCGCGAGAGATTTTTCGCAACGACAAACTCCTCGAGTTCTGGCCGACCGCCAAGCAGTCGGCCCGCGAGCGTGTAGCGGCAACGTCCAGATTTGTTATTTACGCATCAGTACTCATTTACATCATAAATCGCGACTCGCGCGTGTTCGCCCTGGCCGTGCTGGTCCTTGCTATCCTCTACTACCTGTACAACGCAAACCTGATAAAGGACGGCAAGCTTCGTCCGGCTCAGGGTGATGGCCGCGCTCCAGGCCCGTTCCGTGAGGCTGTGTACATGCCGTCGTTCAACAACCCCATGGGCAACGTCCTCCCGACCGATTACATCGATTACCCAGACCGCCCGAGCGCAGCGTGGTATCCCAGTGTGCGGCAGGAAGTTGCCGTACAGTGGAACAATATCCACCCGTTCGAGCGCAAGCGTGACGCCGAACGCAATTTTTACACGGTCGCTTCAACGACCATTCCTAATGATCAGGCGGCATTCGCTCAGGGCGCCTACGGTAAGCCCTTCTCCCCGATCTGCAAGGACCAGGGTGGTGAGGCTTGTGACCCTGATCGTTTCTATTCTACATTCCCAGAGCGTCCTCAGATGCGTGCAGGCAATGGCCGTTAATTCGGCAGACGACGTTCCTGAGCCGTCAAAGTACGCATCATCGCGCGGCGGCCACGACCCGGAAGGGTCGCCGCGTAGCGCGCGCCACGGGCCACTGAGACTGCTGCGCGCCCAGTCAAATTCCGGGCCGAGACTGCTGCGCGCCCAGTCAAATTCCGGGCTTTGGCCGCCACCTTAAATGGGGCGGCCACAGCCTTTGCAGTTCCAGAAATCGCTACAGTACGCGCCCGGGCCTCCAGAGCGGCCAGTTTGCG